TATCGTTATACATTAAGCGATTTCTTTAGGGATTTGAAACAGGGATGGCATAATTTTAAGTAATATGGGTTCTATTGATTATGAATATATATTTGCCAATCTTGATACCGTGCTTGGGCTTCCTTTAAGGCGTAGGGGTAAGCGGTGGACTTTACCTGCTAGGATAAATCTGGAGAGCCATAGCAGGAAGGACAAGCTGGTTTTCTATATGAACAAGTCAGGCAGTATCACCGTTACCGAGCAGGGAGGTGATTCTGTCAACCTGTTTGACTTTCTTGTATCTTATCTTCCCGGTTGCAGTAGTGCTTCTGATGCTTTTAGGATTCTGTCAAGCCCGGACGGTTGCAGGATGAGTTTGAAGGATTTCTACGAGAGGGAGTATGATTCTGGGAAGCAGGAATCAAGGTTTGTTGATGTGAAGTATGTTGACAGGCTTAGCGATGCCGGGCATTGGAAGGGTAACAATTTGTACGAGTATCTTTCAGGTGTTTTCGGTGTTGATTCCGTGAATGATGTGTTTTCAAGGTATAAGGTAGGATGTCTTGGAAGGGAATCCGCTGTGTTCTGGTATTCCGACAAGGATGGTAACGTGTGCCATGACAACAGGATAAGATATGGGGCGAACGGTCACAGGAAGAAGGAAA